TGTTTCTTCCACCAACTAACAGCAAGTTGAATAATTATGCCACACAAAAGAGCAGAAAAGAATATCGCAATAAAAGACCTATCCATTTTTTGGGCGGCAACCTGTGCGAAGAAATCTGAATCCACCTTTTCGCATTGAGACAGAACATACAATAATTCCGCCATGGAGGCGCCGCACATATTGAAGAACCACATTACACCTAATTCAATCCAATCAGTTTTAAATCTGGAATGAAGTCTCTTGCCAGCTTGTCCAGTACAAAGATTAAGACCTAATACGCATACAGAAGTTAGTCCTAAACTAAATAACAGGAGGCCAAAAATTTTGTTCTCACAACACAAATAAGCAATATAACCTAACCCAATAATAAAACCCGCACTAATTGCTTTCGTCATACCATTCTCCTTTTACTCTATGCCAAATTCGTTGATTTCTACTTCCTCTTAAACGAAGCGTTAAATCTCTTTGAGCCATGATAAACCTTCCGTCAATTAGATAATCAATATATTGAAAAATTTTATTTTCAAAATCATATTCTGATTTGTTTAATTCTTCTATTGTGTAACCAGTCCAAATGTAAATTAAAATATCAGGGTGTTTTTTTCTAATCTCTTTTAGAATAACAAAAATATCATCTCTATTGTAGGCGGCAAGCGGTTCGCCGCCTAAGATACTAAAGTTTCTAGTTACTCCATGTGAAGTTAATCCAGCATCAATTTGAGCAATCAATTCTTTTCTGGAAATATCATACCCATATTCTCTTTGCCATGTTTGGGGATTATGACAACCTTTGCATCTGTGAGGACAGCCACTTGTCCAGAGACTTACACAGATTCCGTTACCATTTGTGCAGTCATTCAAATCAACTTGAGCAATTCTCATTTTTTATTTCTCTCCTTTTTTATATTATTATTATACTATTATTTTATATAAAAATCCATATAAAGAAAAATAAGAGAGGAAGCTATAAAGTTTCCTCTCTGTTGTTTTATTAAAATGGCAGAATTATTCATCGTACCATTTAAAATGATAAGGCTTCCTAGTCGTTCCTTTAATACAGCAATTTTTTACTGTCTCTTGTTTATATCCAAATTTTTTAGCTGCATGATTTGGAGTCTCAAAGATTTCTCCTGTTTCAATACACTGGACTTTTCTTTTTGTAAAAATTTCAGGGACTTTTGACAGGTTCTCTTCTGCGTATCGCCATTGGAACCCTCCAGCTGTTGTTCTTTTCCCTTTACAACAAGAAGCGATATGACTATCTTGACAGCCGAGAGAATTAGCTGCCGCAGTTATGCTTTCCCACTCTTGGACTTTTTGACCGTTTAATTTATATTGAATCACTCTCTTTGCTGTTGTATCTTTGGCGCGAATTTCTTTACCAATTCTTTTTTCATAATCTCTTTGATAACACCACTGATACCCTTTTGATAATCTTCTATCGCCAAGACAACAAGAGACAATATTTCCGACAGACCCATTAACAGCTTTTGCCGCTGAAGAAGTGTCTCGATGAATGGCGATAATATCTCCGTTTTCTGACATTTGATAGACCAAACAAGGGTAAAGAGAGTGGACTAAATCAACAAGTTCTTCTTCTGACATGTTCTCAATTTCATCTTTAAACAAAAAACAATATCCACCACTGGAATGATTTTTAACTCCAACTTTTTCAATTCTAACACCTATTGCCTCTTGTCCCTCTCTAAGAGAATCATACTCTTTAACTTTTTTTCCTGATACAATATCAAAAGCCACAATTTTCTTCTTTGAAATTTCTGCTCCAAAGTCTCCTCCTTTGGTAGCGTTATATCCCCAACTGCCTTCTTCATATAAGCACGTATTAAGAGTTTTTATCCAATAAATCTCTTTTTCTTTTAATTCTTCTAAATTGTCACTTTCATCAATAGCTTTTATTGAAAAATTTTCTGAGCCATATTTTCTAATAGCTCTTTTAAAAGGGGCGTTATAATCTTTGCTACTTGGATTGTTTGCTGTTTTAAGATGAGTTTTCCATCTTTCCTTTGGTGTTAAAGTAGTTAAACCCACATACTTTTTGTTGTTAATTTTGTTTGTTACTTCATAAATATATCCCATATTTATATCTCCTTTTTTATATTATTATTATATCAAAAAATTATAAAAAAGTAAAGAGGGAATTTCTTTGAAATTCCCTCAGTTATGATGTTTAACTCTCATTTCTACTTCTTGTTGTTTTCCTGGGTTAAAAGCTGTTTTATAATTGCCCGTTAAATAACCAGTAACTCGTCTTAGCTGTTGAATATTTTTACTACCACAGATAGGGCAAGAGTCATTAAACTCTCCAGTAAAGCCACAGTCTAAACATGTGTCATTTGGTACATTGATAGCAAAATATGGAATATCTTTATCCATAGCGTAATTAACAATAGTGTCTAAAGCGTCTAAATTCTTTCTAACATCTGAATCTAATTCAATATATGTGATGCACCCAGCAGAGCTATATCCTGTAAGTTGACTTTCAATATCAATTTTTTCAAAGATTGAAACATCTTCCCAAACAGGTACATGAATGGAGTTTGTAAAGAAGTCTTTGTCAGAAACGTTAGGAATAACCCCATATTCTTTTTTAAATTTTTTCATAGCAGTATAAACTAAATTTTCAGCTGGAGTATAATATACACCAAAATTTAGTTTGTAAGTTTGCTTAAATTCTGCGCATCTCTTTTTAAACAATGCTTCAATTTTCTTGGCCAGTTCCATGCCTTTTTCTTTTGTCTGATTTTCTCCAATAAGAATTTGAAGAGTTTCGGCCATTCCAACCTGGCCCAATGCTAGTGTCCCATGTTTTAAAGCACTTCTAATGCCTTCTTCTGGCACATACCCCGCCATAATATTATTTTCATACATGAATTTAGCAGACTGTGGAGACTGAGAACAAATATAGTTAAAGCGTTCAATTAACATGTCTTTCGCTTCAGAAATTTTTTTATCTAAAATTTCAAAGAAATTATCAAGATTTTTCTCTCCTACCTCTCCAGACGCTTCCATGGCCAGTGTTGGAAGAATAATTGTCACAGGGCAAATATTGCCGCGACCATCTTTAAGCTGTCCGAAGCCATTGATGTCAAACCCATTGGCGGTCCTACACCCCATGGTTGAAAAGTAGGTTCTTGGGTCGTTCTCGTCGTAGCCTTCATTGCCAGACCAGTCACAATTAGCGTAGTTAGGATATAATCTTTTTGCAGTTGACTCTAATGCTAATCTAAACAAATCATAATTTGCATCGCCAGGTTTTCTATTTACTCCTTTTTTCATTTGAAAAATTCCACAAGGAAACACAGAAGTTTTATGAATCTTACCAACGCCTTCAATAGAAGACTCTAAAAGAGCTTTAATGACCATTCGCCCTTCTGGTAAAGTACAAGTACCATAATTGATTGAAGTAAATGGCAGCTGATTTCCTGACCTTGATTGAAGGGTATTAAGATTGTGGTACATTCCTTCAACAGCCTGGTGCAGCTCTTTCTCTGTCATCGCAAGGGCGTATTTATAAGCAATAGGCGAATATTTTTGATAAGACAAATCTTCAATAGATAAATTATCGTTAAAATTTTCAATACTTTTTTCTTGTGGTTCGACATATTCTAGTCCGTCTTTAAAATGTTTATAGAAAGACTTGCGAACATAAGGTACCATTGTCCAGTCTAAATGAGTAGCACTTACTCCTCCAAACTGTTGCAAAGATTGAAGCTGAAAAATAACTGCTACTAGCTGAAAAGCAGTATTGATAGAATTTGCTGGGCGCACATCAGTCTGTCTCGTATTAAATCCTTTCGCAAGTAAATCATCAAAAGGGATAGATAAACAGTTGTGGCATCCAACAGCATAACTTGATAAGTCGTGAATATAAATTTCATTATTCAGATGGTTCTCTTTCGCCATTTTAGAAATACAATTATCTAAAGCGTATTGTGCCATTAAAGCATTATTTGCTTCTCCCATGCGCCCGCCAAAAGAATGTTCATCGACGTTTGCATTTTGGTTTTGGACATCAGAAGCATTTAATTTCTTAGCAATCTCTTTCATTAAAGAAGTTCTTTTATTTCTCTCTTTGCTCCTTTCTTCTCTATAAAGAATATAGGCCTTAGCTACATCTTTACGCTTTGTAGAAGACAGTCCGCATTCAACATAATCCTGAATCTCTTCAACACTTAATTGCTTCTCTTTTGCTTTTTCTTCAACATAGTCAGCAATATGTTCAGCTTTCTCTTTTGCGTATTCAGAAATTTCTCCATCAACATCCTTAAAAGCAGCAAGGACTGCAGCTTCAATTCTGTTTCTGTCAAATGGTTTTGTTCTACCATCTCGTTTGATAATTGGTTTAATATTCATTCTTATTTCCTCCTTAGCATATAAATTAATTCAAGGTGAATATAACCTTATTTGTATATGAAAAATGACACATACATTTTGCTCTTTATTGCCCAGGCAGCATACGATGTGCTGATAAAATAAGCATTATATCATCTGGAAATTGAGGTTTTCTAGTTCTTTGGTTATTATCCCATTCAATATAATCAAAATCTAATTTTTCAAAATCTTTTTCGTCAGCCAAAAATCTTCTACAAATTTCATGGCAGTCAGGATTCTCTTCTCTGCGTAAAGCTCTGGTTAATCTAATTTTAGGCTCTGCTTCAACATAAACTGGGAATACTAACAGATTATCTTTCTGTTTTTCCATTTCCAATAGAGAATGAATACCCTGAATATTATATGCTCCAACATTCACCTTATCTTCCACTAAGCAATCAAAAGTAGTTCCATACTTCCAATCATTG